TTACACGAGCATGTACAGCTACAGAGTTTTCTGCAACTACTGTACCAGCATAGGTTTGGTTTACCTGTGCATCACTTGCAGTAATTTTGTATGCATTGACACTCACATCGCCTGCTTGCTGTTGATTGCTGCCACATCCAGCAACCATTACAGCGGATACAACGAGAGCCGCTAACATACGGGAATAACGGAACTTCATTATCTGTACTCCTTTACACGAAACTAATCATCTATGTGTCATAATTACATAAATATCTTTATATATTTTACAGGATTCTATAGACAAAGTCAATTTTTTCGATACCCTTCCACCTTTATAAAACATAGATAAAATCTATATAAATTCATATTCATTGTGTACAATCAAAGCGATAAAAATTATTGACATTTTAGATTCTTTGTGTACACATTTTCTAATTAAATCTCTGTGCTTCGTGGTGAAATCATGGGGAAATAAAGGGGAAATTTCAAGCGAATAAATACGTATTTTAGCAAACATATAGGAAAACTAAAAAAAGCTAGAAGATTAGGTAACTACTGCGTTTGTACAGTAATCACGCCTCTTCTAGCTTTAGCTTTAATATTGGTGGAGATGAGGGTACTACGCCTTATAAATATAGTATATATCTATATATATAGGATGTGTACTACTCATGGTGAAACGTGTGGTGAAACTAAATTCCTGCATAAAAAGAATCTCCTGGTTGGTTTATATAAGCATCATATTCAATACAAGCTTTATATATAAGATAATCTGAGATCTCTAATATAAATTTATCAAAGTAATCACTCATAACATTAAAATTCATCAGAGATAGCTGATTTTCTTCCTCAGTCTCTGGAATATTATGTATAACGCTATCGCGTTTAAAGGCAAGATTTAGTTGGTTAACAATGGAAGGCATGCCACCATTAAAATTGTTTTCAGGAATATACTCACATACCATTTCACGACTATAAGCTTCATTTACAAGGTTATTTTCAGGGAATAAGGAGTCAACGTTCTTAGCGTTTATTTTATTGATATATTCACAATATTCTTCAAGTTCATGTTCAGATAATGATGCTTTAGGAGTAATAATACCCAAGATTGACACTTGCTCAAAGTATTCTCCGGCTGGACGAGCAATTACTCCGCGCATATAATCATCTGTTAAATTATTATCGAAAACAGGTCTATCATCAGTCCTACCGAAAGAACAAAATAGGTGACCACCTTTAGCTAATGAATTAGAATAGCCATATAATGTAACGTCATAATATCTTGAGTCAATACCATAAGTTCTTCTATTGTGTTTTTTTGCAAAGTATTTAACCAATTCTGCAGCACTTGCGTAGAGCATATTTATTTCCTCCCGTACAACACAATTTCATATTACATTCATGATAGCATAATGAAGACAAAAAGAAAAGCCCCGCTATAAGGCGGGGCTGAATTTAATTATAGTTCTCTAATTTTCTTTTGAATAGAGTTAACGATACTATTAATACTATTATTTAATACTGTGATATAGATACGGTTACGGATCTTAACCCAGTAAGAAGTCGTCGTTTTAATTTCGTCTTCCAAAGGCTTAATAACGCTAGCCATTTCTGCTTCGACTAGAGCTTTAATATCGTCGAATTTAAGACCTTTTAATACGTTTAGAGCATTTACTTTAGCAAGTTCGACCGCATCGTTAACAATCTTTTTACTTAAATCATTCATTATTTAAATCTCCTTCATAAACATAGCTAAAGCTTCTTGTTTTTCATTATCCATACGATCATAAACACCTTGACGTACATCGTAGCTTAATCGTGGACTAATCCATTCGTCACTTTTATTAGACTCGTAGATACCGACAATTAAATCATAATCAAAACGTAAAGCATCGACCCAGGATAAGTTCCATTCAGAAGTATAACCAGGTACGTAAGCTAACCCCTCGTTAAATAAATCGACTACATTGCCCGGGCCATATTGTACTGCTCTAGACCAGATCACGTCTTTTAAAGCGTTAGAATGGTTATCGGCATGGAAACCTTCGTTAGCTAAATATCGACATGCCTTATCGTAGTATTCAGACTTAATGTAATCGTGCTGCATTTGTAAGAAGCCTTGAGAATCGGCTGACGCCAACTCTTTCCACTGGTCAATAAAAGCATCGCTATTTACGTCGTACTGATTTAAACTATTAGCATAATCAGCATAGTAACCGCCATAATTGATGCCCCATTCAATGAAAGCATCGACACTACCCGCTGCGCTGGCTAACTGATACGCACCGTAACTAATACCGCCTAAATCACCGGCCCCCGTGCTAACACATCCAGGATTACCGTTAGATTCGTAAGATGCACTTAAATCGCCTAATGCCATTTGTCTTCTCCTTTACGTATAACTGCGGCTCCACCGATGAAGCCGACTAAACCAGATGCTATATTCGTCGATAATTCTGTTCTGTCATATAGTATCGACATAATAAGCGCTATAACGAGACCGCCGACAGCCAGAATTTGGACGATAGCTTGAAGTTTATCGTTATTAATCATGTAAACCTCGTATTATAAAAGGAGCCCCGTAAAGAGCTCCTTTATTTAAACTATTTAATTCTGTCTCGAAGGGCTTCGAGTTTATCGGATAAGCTTTCTAAACGTGTATGATTCAACTTAATAGATTCCTCTAGTATCGAGATACGACGATCAAGTGCTCGTCTATCCTCTCTCGAAGCCTCAATCTGTTTTTGCAATTCTTGATATTGAATATTGATATTCTCGAGAATCGCTAACGTCTTCTTTTCGAAGGCTTTACGATCAGCTTGATTCTCTTCGATGCTGTGGATGGCTTTAAGGAAGCCACCGACTAATGTTATGATCCCGATAACGGACATAATAATTTCTGATGTTGTCATATGGTCTCCTTATTCTTCGCTATAAGCTTCATAATCTTCTTTATGAGCTAATACATCTTGAATTTCAGTCCATACTTTACTTAATGGAGTTTTATTTAAATATTCAATCGTAGGTTGATTAGCTGTTATAAAGAGTTGATTATCTGTTTCTGTGGTGCTAAACATGTCATTTGTGATGTACTGACTTGTACCAGCCTTTTTAAGTCGATAAATCTTACATTTATTTCTATCAGATTCGTCAGTAAATACTGCGATAACACGATTATCGTTATTAACGCCTTTTTGGAAAACAGTTAGGCCATATCCATACACAGGAGTGAATGTAAATTTGCCGTCATTTGGAATTTCTTCAAATTCTACAAAGACCATATTATTAGTATCGTTATTTAACCTAATAAAAGCCTTGATTGGCGAGTTGGCTTTAATGGCTTCACCTAATCTTCTAGTTATATACATACTTCTAAATGGACTACATCTAAAGTCAACACTACTATGTTCTGTTTCGTTTACTCCGTCTCTACGGAAGAATAGACTATTCATGTATCTATTGTTAGCATATTTTCCACGAACACCAGTGAATCGGCCTAACATATCTAAGCCATTTAAATACATAGGTAGTGCTTCTGGAGTACCGTTAGCTGCTAATACTTGTCTTCTAAAGACTTTAGCACTAGAAGAAAATTGTAATTGTTGTTGTGCTTGGCTAGAGAAGGTTAAATAAAGTTCGAATGGTTTATCGGCGATTCTATTAATATTTATATCAGAACCATCTACTCTAGTGATTTTGTAGACATATACTTCGATGTTTTTATGTTTCTGACCGTTGCTATCGATAACGAAGTTTATACTAACGAATACGATTAATAAGAAAGAATTGTTTACATGTAAATGAACATAGTTACCTGGAGACAAGTTGCCATACAATTGTTCCTTGTTCTCATAAAATGGAACATTACTGTTAGTATTTGCATAAGATACTGGGCTTAAGGAAATAGTCTCAACTGTCTTGTCGGAGTAATAAATAAAGCCTGTTTTAGACATTGCTTTAAAATTCATCGCTTGAACCATAACAGAAGAGTCTATTAGTAATAACGGATTTTGTCCATATGAACCTAACGTAATTGTTTTAGTTTCTAATGACGGAGCTAAAAAATCTTTTAAAGTTTTAGCTATACCTGCATTATTAATACCGTCAGATTTTAGATAAAGAGTATTAAAGTCGGCTAGAGGCTGATTTCTATAACCTTTTAACCAGTTATAAACATTAACGTCTCTAAATACAACATCTTTGTTGCCTTGAAACCTTAATTTAAGATTATCGTTATGGCCGTCAAATACTGTATTAGCGCCTTTCATCGTTGAAAAACTACGATAAGCTGTTTCTCGAGGGAAGTAGGTTCCGTTAGTGATGCCAATGTCGTTATTAAAATAAGCAGTAAAACGACTATGAATATCATTGTCTCTCATAACGCCACCACCGATTTCGACCATCTGATATTTTTGAGCGCTAGCGGCAGTTTTATCGCTAGTTCGGACAAGCAGAGCTTCGTCACCGTTATCGTATCGGAACTTATTAACGATGTACCAGTCGGGTTCCTTTGTCATAATTTTCTTAATCTCGTCGGCAAATTTACTTAATTTACCTTCCGAGGCTATGCCTCGAGCTGTGATAGCTTCTTTAATAGCTTGTTTTTTAGTTTGAATACTATTTACTTCGTTGATAAGATCATTTATTGCCATATAGTATTCTCCTTAATTATTAACGTTTCTTAATGCGGTTAAGAGTGAATTCATATCGTTATTATATTGATCGGTCGTTACATAGCTATTTAAGTTAGCTTTTGTAGCATACGTACTAGAAGCATCATTTTTGCTTAAATATGTATTATTAGCGTTAGCCGTTGTTACGTAGTCGCTTAACGCATTCTTAGGAGCGTATAACTGATCGGCCTTAAATTGATTAAGGACTTCACGACCATTAAGATAGGCTACTGAAGGATACACAGTAAGAATAGGCTGGTTATTTTTATTCTTAATAACGAGGTTGGTCGGATTAGATTCAAAGATATGGTTAGCTAAGGTAAGCGTTGTAGAATTACCGACATCTGTCTTCTTAGCATATGTAGATTCTGCATCGGCTTTAGATAAATAAGTAGTGTTGGCATTAGCCGTCGTCACATAGTTAGATAAAGTAGATGCTGAAGCATAACCACTTAAATCTGTTTTCTTAGCATATGTACTATTAGCATTACTTGCAGTTATATAATTATTTAAATCAGCCTTAGAAGCATAGGTAGTAGCCGCATCGGATTTAGATAAGTATGTACTAGAAGCATTAGCTGTCGTTAGATAATTATTTAAGTTAGCGGTAGTCGCATAACTATTTAAATCTGTTTTTTTAGCATAAGTAGTATCGGCATCGGTTTTAGTTAAATAACTTTTTAAGCCGTAGTTAACGAATTGCTTACTTGCATAACTAGTTAACTCATCCTTAGTAGCATAAGAATTTAATGCCGTTCTTAGTGCATAGTCTCCTACAGGAGCATATAACGTATTAGCTTTATCTTGAGTTAATAAAGACTTATCGTTATGTGTAATCGTATTAGCATCGAAAGCAAATACATTATTATTAGATGCATTTTTAAATAAAATACGATTATTTTCGGAGACAATACTATAGCCATTTAATTTAATAGGTGTATTATTACTAAATGTATATTGACCTGTAAGAGTCGAATTCTCGGTTTTCTTAACGAAAGGAGTTAAGTCGATATTTTCAGCAGTACCAGGAGGTCCTTGAATACCTTGAGGACCACGAGGCCCTGGATCGCCTTTATCGCCTTTAGGACCTTTTAAATTGCCTAATCTAATTCTTGCCATTATTTAAATCTCCTTCCAGAATCCTACGATATCCAAAATGTAACGTTTATTATTACCGGCAACACCCCAGCCTTTAACTGCATGACTATTAGGTTCAACATAGATGCTATTATTATTAGCATCGATAGAAGTTTCTAATAGACGAGTCGGAACAGGAGCATCGTCAGGCAAGGTACATAAAATTCCACCGCTACCAGATCCAGCCCCGGTTACTTTCATATCGAGATGTAGCTTACCGAATCCACTTAATGCACTATATTCGAGATAACCACGAATAGGACCAGGAGCACCAGGTTGAGCTATTCCCCATACGACATCGTATGTCTTAGTAGCAGATGTAGTGGTCGGAGTAGCTGGAGAAGCTCCGTAGTTAATATCGACAAATAAATCGCCATTTTCTTCGAGCGTGAAAGCAAAGTTAGGAGATAGACCTTGATCGCCACGTTCACCCTTCTCGCCCTTCTGACCTTGAATACCTTGAGCACCTTGAATACCTTGAGGGCCTCTTAATGCTTCCAGCTGCGTTTGAGTAAAATCACTATAAGTAAATGCTCGACCAATAGGACCTTGAGGGCCAGTCGGACCGGCTTCGCCACGTTCACCACGAGGACCTTGAGGACCGGTTAAGCCAGTATCACCCTTTGGACCTTTTAAACCTTGTAGTTGAGCTTGAGTAAAATCGGTATACTTGAAAGCATCGCCCTTATCGCCTTTAGGACCGACAGGACCCTGGATACCTTGAGCACCACTTAGGTCGATAAAGAATTTGAGGCCGGCAGCTTCTTTTAAATAAACTTTAGCGTTATCTTCGTCGTTAACGGAACTACTAATCATAACTAATTTATTTAACGGAATATTATTTAAATCGTTATTCATAGCACTTACAGAAGGATACGTTTTAAAGATATCAAAACCTTCGCCACGATCACCCTTCTCACCACGATCGCCTTTAGGACCCGTTAGGCCTTTAAGCTGTTCTGGAGTAAAGTCGGCATATGTGAAAGCACGACCGATAGGACCAGTTTCACCCTTATCGCCCTTTTGGCCTTCTGGACCAGTTAACCCTGGGATACCTTGTGGCCCGATCGGACCACGTTCGCCTTGAGGACCACGTTGACCTTCTGGACCTTGTAAACCCATTGGTCCTTGCGGACCAATTTCACCTTTTTCACCTCGAGGACCTTTAATAGATTCAAGTTGTTCTGTCGTGAAATCATTAAACTTAAAAGCATCGCCTTTCGGGCCTTGTTCACCACGAGGACCGGCCGGGCCTTGCACCCCGACCTCACCGCGAATACCTTGTTCGCCTTGAATACCTTGTGGACCACGGATATTCAATACTTCGATAAGTACGCCGTTATCCTTCATAAAGATATGACCGTCAGTAATAGCGACAAATTCATCTTCGAGTATGTTATCGGCATCGGCATTCATTTTATCGATATTAGAGTAGGTATGACTAATCGTGAAAGATTTACCGTCTTTACCTTGAATACCACGAGGACCTTGAGGGCCTTGAATACCTTGTGTACCTTGTACACCTTGTTCGCCTTTAGGACCAGTTAAGCCGATATCGCCTTTAGGGCCAATATCACCTTTATCGCCTTTAAGACCTTGAATGCCTTGTGGACCTTGTGGACCAGTATAACCAGTCTCACCACGAGGTCCTTTAATTTTAGCTAATTCTTCTGGAGATAAATCGGATAATTTAAACGTATCGCCTTTATCGCCTTTAGCACCTTTAAGCGATGCTAACCATTCATCGACGGTACCAGTAAAGCCTTCTTGTTTAGCTATTTCGTATGCCGATAAACCACGGATTTCCTTGAGGGCTTCTTTAGATAATACGATATTCTTATCGTGTCCACGATTTAATTTAATCATTGACTGCACCCAGCTTTCATAGTGATATCACCGTAACAAACGACTTCATCCTTCTCATTATGATCGAGACGAATATCGTAGTAGAATGTTTCCTCCATGATGTTATCGTAGGAGAAGATAACGTTAGTGGTATCTTCACTGTTAAATAATAAGTCGACACAGTTAGTATCGTTATTAAATACTGGAGTTAATGTAAGTACGACGCCGCCTTGAGGACTATTGCGACGTACCTTACAAGTCAACGTTCCTTCTTGGTAGCGGATTATTTCCTTAGTACTATCATCTTCGACTTGGATATTAAAGACATGATCGTGTCCTTGATACACATCGAGATGTAGATAAGGGATGCCGCCGAATCTAATATTATTCATTATTTAACTCCTATAAATGTTCTAAATCAGCTATACGTTTCTTAAGAGCTTCAATATCTTTATCATATTGTGCTTTAGGAACGTAATTAGCTAAATCTGCATTCTTAGCGAAATTCTGAGCTTGAATATTATTAACGTATCGAGTCGATGCATCGCCAGGTGTTAATGCATACTGAGCAATCTCTGATTTCTTAATATAACCGCCTAAATCGCCTTTATAAGCAAATGTCTGAGCGGACCAGCCCTTTTGAGCGTAATGGTTATTGGCGTCGGTTTTATTTAAATAATTATTTAAATCTGTTTTTAAAGCATATTTAGGATCGCCTATCATAGTAAGATAGTTTCTTAAATCTACCTTCTTTAAATAAAGATTATCGGCATCTTTTATAGTCCTATATGCACTAAGATCGACGCTTCCGCCACCACTTCCGCCGGTACCAGCCGGGCCAGGAGGACCTTGTGGACCCGCCGGACCGGGATCACCTTTCGGACCTTTTAAAGCATTTAATTGTTCTGGAGTAAAATCGCTAAATTTAAATGGATCCCCTTTGTCGCCTTTCGGACCAGGATCTCCTTTAGGACCAGTTAATCCAGTATCACCTTTCTCACCACGAGGGCCTGGAGCACCGGCCGGACCTTGCGGACCCTGTAAACCACGTTCTCCTTGAGGACCTTGTAAACCACGTTCTCCTTGAGGCCCTACTGGACCGATTGGGCCTCTTTCGCCCGGAATACCTTGTGGGCCTTGTTTACCGTCAGCACCACGTTCACCAGTATCACCTTTAGGACCTTGTTCTCCACGAGGGCCCATAGGACCAGGAGGCCCTGCTACAGCTGTACCTTTAGTAGCTACCTTAAGAGAATCGAGTTGTTCTTTAGTAAAATCGTTAAATGTAAAAGGATCGCCTTTATCGCCCTTCGGACCGGGATCTCCTTTAGGACCAGCTTCACCACGTTCCCCTTGCGGTCCTGGAATACCTTGAGGACCTTGTGGCCCAGGTAAGCCATCCTTACCTTGAGGGCCCATAGGCCCGGCAATATAACCAGTACCGATTACGTTAGAAGGCTGAATCGTAACATCCAACACCTTCGGTGTGCTCGGTTCGATCGTAATAACTCCTAATTTATCCATGTATATCTCCTAGTGCATACTAACATCGGGAACGAATGTAATACTACCCATCATAATCTTGTAAGTATACGTCTTACCTAGAAGGAAGATATCGTAGCGGCCTTGCTTGACTCCTCTAGGTATCTTAAGGCTAAGGGCAGAATTAACGGTTAAATAAATTCGATTGTCTTGTACAGTACACTCGGCGTCCAAAAGAAGGTTATCGCTAGTATCGCGGAATTTACATACGGCTGTCGCTTCGGTAAGATCCATACCCTTAATTTCGTATACTCGAGACCAGTCGGAGCCTAGATATAAGGTCTCATCTTTACGCTTAATTTGTTCCATTATCTAACCTCGTTTAACAGCGATACAGATATAGTTAGCAGTACCAGGTAAAAATACTTCTGCACCATTATTTTTAGTAGAGTCATTGTAAGTTTTACTGATACCGTCTTGACCTTTCAAACGAGTACCGACATGGACTTTGCGTCCTTCACGCCAGCATTCAAAGTTAATCATGTTAGAGGAGTTGCTTTCTCTAAAGTCGATATACCATTTATCTACGTTAGATTGGTCTATGCTTAATAGCCAGTTACATTCGCTTTCTTCAAAACCATCTGGGATTGGTAGAGTTCCGCTGTCTCGAATATTGCCATACGTAATGCTAATATCCTGGAGAGTCATAAAAGGCTTAAATACAGGTTGCCCGTCTTTGCCAAACCAGCCAGGTCTATTTCTACAGCATAGGTTGCTTTCACGTGTTGCAGTGTAACTACCTAAATCTAAGTTAGTTCCACCACCGTCACTATCCATTCCACCGTCAGAGATAGTATGGAATCCTGCTCCATTTTTTCTATTAATTCTAATATAGGTATTTTTGTCTATCTCTAAAGGACCTGTCATTTTATCGCCAGATTTTTTAACGTAGCTATTATCTAACTTCATATTAATATCGTCGGCTAGTTTAGCAGCCGTAACAGATTTATCGGCTAATTTCTCAGTCGTAACATTCTTATCTCGTAGTTTAGGAGTCGTTACACTACCATCGGGATGGTCGATAGGGTTAGCTTCTTTATGCTTTTTAATAGCATCGCTAGTATCGCCGATAGCTTTATCGATCTTATCCCAGTTGTTATTTCTGAGGTTTACATCGTATTTTTCTTGTTCGGCTGGTTTAAGTAAATTTATATTTTTTGTATACGTTGCCATTATTTAGGTAAAACCTCCTGGTTTAATACAAAATGAGTAAATTGAGCGAGTTCTTTATGTGTATAACGGCTTAAATCGATATGACGGTTATACAATAAATCGACATCGTAGATAAGGTTCATCGGAATTAAATCTCGCAATAGCTTAGATACAGCATCACGTTGTTTTTTAACGCCCAACGATACTTTAAAATGAACATTATAGTTTTTATAATCCTCGACGATACGATAGTTGCCTTCACCGCAAATATTGTTAAGAAGTTCTCTTAGCTTAATTTCGGTATAAGGACGTTGACCGGCAAGAGCTAATAGAATATTAAATCGTCGGTCGTCGATCGTATCGTCACTAGCCGGTACAATATCCAATATGGTTTCCCATTGCGTTAACCCATGAGATTCTGCCGTCATAATAAACTGTTCTCTAAAGATCTCGACCATCGTATTCCATAAGGCTTGCATTTCGATGCTTTCGACTCTATATATTTCTTGCATTTCGGCGACGTTACCCGATACCGGTACAGCAAATTCGGATAAGTCGATGATGCGAGTATAGTTATCAAATATTGCCATAATGATTAACCCTTAACTAATGTAACGGTACCCAGCTTGGGGATTTGATTAGGCCGTAAGTCGAGGCGCTTAACCTTCTGACCGTTTATTTTAATATCGCCTACATCGACTACTTTATCTAAATCGACAGCTAAGGAAGTAACGATAGAAGTACGTACAGTTAAGAATTGAGTCTCGTCTTGCGTCGTCCATTCTTTACGTCGTACCTTCAAACGTTCTTCGATTTTCTTAGTAAGCTCAGCTTGAATTTCGGAAGGTTCATGACCGGCAGCCATAACGACCGGGATCTCGTAGTTGATAACGACTTCTTCCGCTGCTTCGACAGTTACCGTATGACCGATTGGAGCTAAACCGTAGCCTTTGCCTTGATTAGGAGTCGGATCAAATACGTTCTGCACTTCTTTAACCAGCTCCGCCGATGGCTTATTAAATTCGTTATTAATAATAACGACCTTAACAGTACCGCCACCGTTCCAGCATCGATAAATCTTAGAACCACCAGTACCGTTAACGGAGAGCACCTTCTCTTTATAGTCAGCACCATTACCGCCGTAAGCTTTAGACTTTAATGCTCGAATATAGCGTTCTCTGAAAGCTTCAGTATCTTCTTCGTCTTGACCCGGTACTAATACTTCTTTAATCTCGGCATTCTGTAACCCAGGTATTGTATTAATAGGTGTTATACGACCTATACAGTAGTTACCTTTAGCTCCAGGAGTTTCACATAGTAATTTAAATTCGTTTTTAGATAAATCGATCACATCTATCACTCGGAAGTTAAGATCTTCGAAGTTAAACCGAGTACCGATATCGACAGCTCGGTCAAAGACACCCTTAACTTCAGCTGCCGTAGCTTCACGAGGTATAATATTAAATTCGAGTGCTCTTAATTCTAAGAAAGCTCGGTCAGCTGTTTTAGCATACGTTTGTCTCATAATAACTTGAGCCATAATATAGGCTTCAGCTAGTTCAAAAGAAAAAGGAGCCAATGAGTCGTATATCATGGATCCTTGTCGTTTATCGTATTTAGTTTCAGTTCTGAATAAGGCATCAGCTAATATATTCTCGTAAGTTTTATTCTCGTACATATTCTGTTACCTCTTTATATATATCATTAATCGTGCCGTAAATAGTGTCGCACGAGAATACACATAATACGTCGCCACCGTTATTCGAGAAATTAAAGTCGTATACCTTTTCGATACGATCGTCAGCTAATAATGCTTCGGTGATACGTCGTTGAATCTCGGCATATACATAAGGAATCGCTTCACCGATTAAATCGTTAAGTTCGATGCCATAATCCCAATCGTATATTAAATATTTGTAGCGTTCCGTATTAATTATTTTAAAGATAGCTTGTTTCATGGCTTCATAGTCGTCGCATAGTCCAATTAATTTATAATCGTCTTCGTATCTGACTCTGAAGGTATTAGAAGTCTGTTTTTTCGTAACCAAACTGCTATCGAGTTGGTTATAACTAGACATAGGAGTTAGTGCCATTATTTAGTCGTACACCCCGTATTCGGATTATATACACGATCAATCGCAATATAGCGCTGACCGCCTGTTTCTTGAAATAGCCATACCTTATCACCGACTTTTAATTGGTTATGTACTAAATACTTCTTTCGGCCTTTATACTCGTGATTATGGCTAGCAAATTCAGCATAACCACCGCCACCACTTCTATTTTCGGTGATATGGTCGACACTCATTTCCATCGTCCATTCACATGTGTTTTTAGTTAACATGATATGGTCTTCCGGAATAATTAAGGTAGAATCGAGTGCTATTTGAAGTGGAGCTTCGGAAACGACTACACCGATTAACATCGTAGCCGGCTTCGTGTTTTCGACAGCTGTAACGGCCGCTGACTTAATAACGCTTAATATCTTATTAAAATCATTATCCATTATTTAACACCTGTTCTAATAATATGAGTCGGAGCTACACCATTATGGTAAGCATAGTTAACGTCGCTATAGCGAATAACTGAACCAGCTTTAGTACTATTACCGACACAGCCGCCAGCACCGTCGGCAATTACGACGTGTTCATCGCCGTCATAGATAAGGATATCGCCAGGGTTAGCTGTACCAGTATACGATTCGATCGCATAACCACGACCATTCATAAATGTCTTAAGTCCAGGTACATCTTTAATACCTTGATTATACGCATCGGCTAAATCGCTGTTATAGTAAGAACCACCAGCTGTTGCTCTATCGACACAGCCTACATCACCATAAGCAGAAGTAGTACCAGTGATAGAATCGAAGCCAGCTTGTACACCGGCATTCGTAGCATTACCTGCTTTACCGGTACCTTTAGAAGTACCGCCAGATTTCTTATTCATGGCTTGAATACGCTTACGAATCTCTTCGTCGCCTCTATCTTCGACCGTAATTTCTGGTTGTTGTTTATCGAAGTAAATAATATCCATATCCATTAAGTGCTTATTATTATTAAATTTATGAGTAACGGCTTGCACATATACTAATTCGTTAATAATCTGATCACCGATATTAAAGTTTAACCAGATACCGGAACCAGGTCGTATTTCGGTATGACCTAAGCAGTCTTTTAAGCGTAGTGCATGCGTTTTTCGAGCTAAACTATCGAGCATTGTCTTAGCATATTCGATAGCGTTAGTCTTCTTATCGTCGGGCTTATATACCTTCTGAAGTACGCCCCATTTCTGAGTTTCGTTCTTAGCATAAGCTGCCCCAGTACGCCAGAATTTCTTAGTTTCTTGACCTTTCTCGGTAGCTTTAGCTTCACGGACTACTAAGACTTGTGTAAAGGTATTCTCGATAGACGACGTATATTCATAGTCGCCGACTTGAGTAGAATCGATAAGAATATCGGTTATCATATCGTTAAGTTCTTTAACGACGAGTAGACCTTTATCGTCATATGCTAAGAATACAGGCTTACGTTCCTTCATTTCGGATTCTTTAGCCTTATACTTATCAGATTTAGATAATTCGGCTATGGCCGCCTCTTCGGTATAGCCATGATCGGTTAAATATTTAATATCGTTTTTCTCATAATAAGTACCGTTCGGAGCTAGCTTATCTGAATCTGTAGCTCGTTTAGGGGGAGCCATTTTAGCATTTTGAGTCGCATCCCATGTTTTAACTTTATATTTAGGCGATTTAGCTAGTTCGTTTAATGCGTCTTCTTGTTTATAGCCGTGGTCGGTAAGATATTTAATGTCGTTTTGTTCGTAGTAAGTACCATTAGGCGCCGTAAAGTTACTATCGGTCGACTTCTTTAATGGCTTCATAACCGGTATCTTAGGCGAGTAAATATTAGTCTGTTTTAGCATATCGAGGAAGATATCTTGATATGTCTTACCGTCATAGATGTATTTAATCTTATATACGGTCTGACTAATATCGCCTAATTTGATAGCTAAATCTGCGGCTAATGCCTTAATTAATTCGGAAGCCGTTTTAGTACCGTCGAATACGTAATAACCTTCAGATTTTAAATAACGACATTGATCGTATGCCGTTACTTCGATAAAGTTATCTTTAGATCGTTTCTTTTCAAAGATATAACCGACAAATACTAATTCGCCATTAACTTTAAGGTTAACGAGGTCGCCTTCTTGGATATCCAATACTTTATCTTTAAATACTTTAAAGGATAATTTAGCCGGAGCAAGGTCAGGGCTACGGTCTAACGTAACCCCGTCTTGCGGATCTAGCATGTACATATCTTTTCGGTCGTGCATAACGAGTAACTCGTAGTTTACACGAAGAGGAGCATGTGTTATTTTTTGAGAATTAAATTCGTCCATGCGTCAGTCCCCTTTCCTTCTTCGTACATACTAAGAGCTTGTGTCGCACCTAAATAGCAAGGTACTCCAATTTTATTTAACGCGGCAATTTTAAATAAATTATTAGTATTGCCGAATTGTTGTTTAACGACTCTTTGTAGAGTGGATTTATTAAACCCGTTAGGAGATTTAGCTTCCTTAGCGGGTACTTTATCGGTAGGACGTTCTGTCTTAACGGCTGCACTAGCACTACCGTCCTTATTTTCTTCGATCACTAGTTTTTTAGTACCGTAGTCTCTCCATTGACGGAGTTTGATACTCATATATACGTCGAAGCCATAATCGTGATCTTCTTTAGTTTCGAGGTCCTCGACCGTAACTCGTTCCGTGATCATACTCAGCATTTCGCCGTTTGGTTTCATACGGACTACGGTGAATTTAACCGGATTACCGGCTAATTTCATGCCGTGTATTTTATTAGCGTAGTATTCAGCTTTCTTACTCTTCTCGAGGATGGACTGATTAAACGGATACTTACTATTCGGTAAAAGGATCTCGAAGGAGTATTCAGTCAAACCCATAGGCTTCGGTATCGTTACTTCACCAGTCTGTAATAAGTCGATCGTCTCGTTCTTATTGCTATAAGAAATATCGAGTGATTTAGGCGGGATCGGTATTTGGAGGTTGTCTAAGTAAAAATAATACATTATGTTAAAGCCTCCCCAGTATTACGTTGGAATGCGTTAACTAAGCCATTAGCGAAGTTAGTACTAAAGTCTTTATAATCGACGCTAGAATCGATGTTATTGTTATTCGTTACGTTCAAGTGGATAGTTCTTTGAGACCAGGACTTAATAGCATCGTTCATAATGCCTTTATTTAACGTATTGATTTCGTCGGCCGTTAATTGTAATGCTTTAGCAGTTTTCTCGGTATTTTTAGCAGTTTTTTTCGTATTCTTAGCTGTGTCTTTAGCAGCATCGGATACGGCTGCACGTTTATCGCTATTAGTTTCTTGTTCATCAGTATTAATACTTGGTTGACTAGGATTAAAAATATTGCTAATTTTACCGACTAAACCATCGCCAGCATTTTGCCAGTCACTTGCAGTACCTAAAATACTCTTAGAATCTAATTTATAGTCGTCAAATGCACCAGCATCGACTTGTACTTGGAATCTAGAAGCTACGACATCACCGACACCATCTAATAAATTCTTAAGGAACGGTACTTGTTTCATAACGCCGAGCATTGCATTAATACCTTGTACAGCAAATTCGACTAAGTTATTCCATAAGCGTTTAAATAAATTTTGTATTGCTTTAGCCGGATTATTAAATACATCGGAAATGAAGTTAGCGAAGATAATAAAGACATTCCAGATATAAGCAATTTGGTTATAAATAATAGCCCATAATGCACCGAATACACCGGCGATAACACCGACTACGGTATACGTCGTACCAGCCCATTCGTTATACATATCGATAACGAGATATAATGCACCGATAATAGCCATAATAGCGAGTGCTACCCATGTTGCCGGGCATGCTAACATAGCAGCATTTAAACTCCATTGAGCAACGGTAGCAGCTACGGTAGAAGCAGTAGCCACTAACCAGTTAGCAGCATATACAAGAGCTACGGTAGCTAATGCAAATAAAGCACCGTGTACGAACCATGCATTTTCTTGTAGCCAGCCAAATACTTGTTGACCGACTGTTAATACTTGCTTAAATGCATACGATATTTCATTAAATACATTTTTAATAATAGGCGCTATATACTGGATATTATTTTCTATGCTATCGACAAATTGTCTAAATTCTGGTGAATTAGCTAACTCATTAACAGCATCGAATAACGGAGCAAATGCATATTCGGCGACTGACTTGATGTCAGTGGCCCAGTCGGCGAATGTATGTGGCAATTTACGATATGCTGCTTCAATTTCGTCGGCATTATCGGTCATAGCCTTCTTAATAACTTCGGCTGTAACTTTACCTTCAGAAGCTAGTTTTTTTAACTCACCACGAGAAACACCCATAGTTTTGGCTATGATGTTTTCGATCATCGGAGCATTTTCGGCTATGCTACGGAATTCATCGCCTTGTAATTGACCAGAAGCTAAGCCTTGTGTCAACTGAATCATAGCATTCTTTTTATTCTCGCCAGTCGTACCACCGATAGCCATGACTTTATTGATTTTTTCAGCAAAATCGACAGCTTCTTTAGGATCTGGGAAAGCATCGTGAGCCGATTGTGATAATGTAGCTACTGTTTCAGCCATAGAAGCATATTCAGTACGAGATCTTCGGGCCGATTCATAGATCTCTTTATTTAAAGCTGCTACGTTCCCTTGTTCACCGACTATTAAACCGAGTCTGGCTTGAATCGATGAAAATTCTTGTGCCATATCGAATACATGACCGATAGCATCACCGACTTTTTGAATAGCGGCAGCTGCTATATTAGCCCCTAGAGAACCTAAGAAAATAGCTTTAAGGTTAGATAAAGAGCCATGTGCATTATTGGCAGCATTACCAGTATGTGTTACTTGTTGAGCAAAATTCGACATACTAGAAGAAGCACTACCAGCCGTTTGAGTTATATCTTTTAAGACAGGAGAAACACCGTTATTTAACTTTATCGTGTTAGATAATATAGACATATTCAACTCCTGATTTATTGCGTTTTAATTCTTTAGAAATGTAGTCACGCTCTTTTTCTCTCATAGCGAGGGAAGCAAAAATAAAGTTGCGTTCCTGTTCATCCATAGAGTTCAATTCGAGCGGACGTATATGTAAATCTTGGAGTGCCCTATGGTAGAGATATGCCTCTGGGTTCTCCTCTATTAGTTTTTTAATTCGTCGATATCGTTAGCTTTAGTACCAGCCATTACTTCTTGCAACGCATTGGTTAATACTTGAGTTTCGCCTGGGTATAACATAACACTTAGCAATTCATTAGCGGAGGATACACCATAAGAATCTTGTAGTTCTGCATCGTTAAGAGATGGATATAATACGACAGCTTCGAGAAGTTCAGCATTAAGATTTTCTTCGTTAACAGTCGACTCTTTCTTGCCGTTTTTAATCGTAGTTTTAGTATTACGTTTCGTAATTTCTTCGACTTTTTTAGTACTGATTGGATGTAGTACCCATTCGATCGGATTACCGTCTTGATCGGTAAAACGTTCAGATACGACTACTTTTACGTCGGGTAAAGACTTAGCATTAGATTTAAAGAATCCATTTAAGGACATATTTTTGATATCTGCCATAGAGGGTTAATCTCCTTATATAGAATAATAAGGAGCCATAAGGCCCCTTATTTAAGATTTACGTTGATTTAAGCTTGCATACCATCAAGTTCTTTAAAGTTTTCTGGAATTTCGAGACCCTCGAATGTAAAGTCTACGTCTTGTTCCAAATATTTACCGTCAGCATCGGCTAACGTTAAATCAAAGTTGTCGATATTAACACCTTTGATAATAACTGTACGAGAGCCAGCTGCACTATCAGAATCTTCGTTAGTCACTTGAAGATCGAAGTATACATCTTTACCGTGATTCATGAAATCGATCATGAGTTCAGTGAAGATTGGTGTATTATCGTATACGGTCATAGAACCAGTGCCTTTAGCACCAGTAGATTTATTGCCTTTATTAATACGGCCTAAAATAGCCACTTCTTCTTTAGTTTTATCGACTTTGATAGTGACTTTTTTAGCGTTTAATAGCAAACGACGTTTACCGTTAATAGTCATATAAGCACGAGCTTCGACTGCACGAATAACGTCTTTTGCTAACATAGTTTGAGCTTTTTCTGCCATTATTTAACTCCTTATTTAACGTAGCAAGTAGCGTACAATTTATCCATAGCGACTGTCGGGTTAATTTCGTAGTTAACGACTACAGAACCTTTTTCGTCGCCCTCTGTCGGAATTTGAACGTCTTTAGATTCAAATTCTTTAATTGCACGTACTTTAGCATAGTCTTCGAATAACTTAACGATATCGTTCCACAATGCAATACGACCATCTTTATCGTTAGGTGTCTTACCTAGATAATAATTGTTAAATAATCGAGCTACATCATATGCGGAGTTATCGAGTACGCGAATAACTTGGTTAAGAGCGAAGTCTTTAGTGCGTTCTTTAGAGAATTCGGTGAATGTATTCACGTCGGATAATAGACGAGTGTTGCCTTTAACGTTGCCAGAAGCAGAATCGGCTACATTATGGAATACGATTTGGCCGCCTTTAATGAATTGTTCTAATTCGTATTGTTTATATTG